ACCGTTTATTCTTGTGACAACTTCCGAGGAAGGATTCTGGAACAATCACCCGAGCGATGTTCCGTGGGGAGACACTTGGTCCACCGCAGAGCAAACACCATCGGGTCCGCTTCGCTACTTCTTAGGACAAGATCCACGACAGGATTTTGATTCACACTTTCCAATGGGTGATCTTCCCGATTGTGTCGGTGTGCCTGGTCTTGGTGACAACTACCCGTGTGCTGGTGTCGCAACTCCATACCGATTGAACCAAACCAACAATCTGATCTTGGGTGAAAACAATGATATTTTTACATTGTCAAGACTTATTGTTGTTGTAAATTCAAATGCTGAAAATGCAAAGATCGGCGAGAATCCTTTTATGCAACTTACCACAAAGGGAAATGTAAGATTCAAGGGTGGTGTAAACCTGAATAAGTATGACGGGTTACCACACTGGAATTATTACGAAACCATTGGTTACTTCGGGGATGCTACTCAGTCCACAATCTGGGAAGACTTGAACTATGATGACAGAGTAGATTTTGGAGACTTATTGATGGTTCTAAATGACGCAGAAAGATACGACGATGTGTTCGATGCAATCTTGACAATCCTCGCCGCTTGGGGAAATTCAAATTCATAAATAGGAAGTACTTACGAATATGGAGAAAAAATATGTTGAGAACACTTGCACTTGCTATAACTACAACCGCTGTGGCGGATCTTGCTGGAATCGGAAATCCTGAATATTACCAACAGTCGGACGTATACGGAGAGCGGTGGAACGCTTTTGTTGAAACTGCTGTTTATACCGAAGATGATCAACAAGATTTTGTAGGTGTTCCAGACAATGCAATTCTCATAACATATACTCTACATAACAACATAGAATCAGAATCAGCGATTGAAGACTTTGATATTTTCACAGGAATAAAAACAGATGAACTATCAGTTTTATCAATTCCAGGCTATCTAACATCTCCCATCGTAGATCAACTCGACGCACTCTATAACAATCCAGATTATGTTAATTTTGCATATGAGACAGGACTCTATAACTGGGACTGGGGGACTGAGGGAAACTTGGAATCCTCGGGTTTGATGCCTGGGGAGTTCGCTACGATGTTCGTGATCGCATACGCAGATTCTTGGATCGAAAGCCCTGGCATAATTCAAGGTGAAAGTGATGCAGGTATTTTCTTCACAGTTGTTCCAGAATTTTATGTTATACCAACACCAAGCGTTTTATCACTCATGGGTGTTGCGATACTTGCCCGTAGTAGAAAACGATATACATAATGTATGGGATACACTGCTGAGAACCAAATATCGATTTCAAACGCATTACAGGCACAGGCTTTAAGACAACCTGAGACTAACAATTATCTCATGAATACTTCGTTTAGGTTTACGTTAAGTAAAACACCGAAGATAACCTATTTTTGTCAGAGGGCGAATATACCTGATTTTACATTAGATGGAATCGAACAGCCTGTTAGATTCGGTGCTAGAGTTTTCAAAGCAGGAGACAAGTACAGTTACGGCGACCTACAGATTTCCTTTTTGGTCGATGAAAATTTAGAGAATTATTTAGAGATGCATAACTGGTTGAGAAGTTGTGCTAATTTAAAGGATGTGACAGAGTTTGAAGGTAGGGAAAGGTTTACAACTACGGCAGATTTGCATGTTTTGAATAGTAACTCAAGGGTTATAAAAACTGTGAGATTTACGGATGTCATACCCACGAGTTTAGGTTCAGTGAATTTTGATTCTACGATTACTGACATTGAGCCTATTATAGTGGACGCAACATTCAAGTTCACACACTACGATATTCTGCCTGAGTAAGACTTGACTTTTTATGTAATCAGACTAAACTCTCACAAAGGAGTTTTTATGTTATTGGACGAATTGAAATCTATGGTACAAGAGGACTTAGAGATCGACAAAACAGAATTAGATGTCGAGGCTCTAAAGACACCACAACTTCATAACAAATATTTGAATTTTCTGTTAGACGAAAAACTCATCTTAGCAAAAATTGAGAGTGAGTTCCGTATACATCGTAAAATCAAATGGTTGTACTATACAGGTAAAATGAGTATGGAAGAATTAGAGGAAAGAGAGTGGGAGCCTTTTGGTTTGAACATACTCAAACAAGACCTAGATAAGTTCATAGATTCCGATAATGAGATTGTATCGTTATCAAACAAAGTTGAGTACCAGAAAGAGAAGGTAGAGTATCTCAAATCAGTAGTAAAAACTATGTCTGACAGACAATGGTATATCAGATCTGCTATTGATTGGATCAAGTTTACGAATGGTAACTAATCTTATTACAATCAAACCATACGATAGTGTATATGTTAAAGTTGACTGTGAGAGATCTATAGCAAAAGAACTCTCAGACTTTTTTACATTCAAAGTTCCTAACTACCAATATACACCAGCCTATAAGAATAAAGTATGGGATGGTCAAATAAGACTATACAATATGCACTCGCAAACGTTTTACCGAGGTCTAATCGATTACCTCGCTGACTTTGCAAACGAAAGAAACTACACTCTTAAGAACGACTTAGAAATGGTATCACATACTATTTCTGACGATAGTTTGCTTAAATACATGCGTGATCATCTGAAACTTCCTTTTGACCCATACGAGCATCAAGTTTCTGCAATTAAGCACGCTCTAGAGCAGCAGAGAACCCTTCTCGTCTCTCCTACGGGGTCTGGTAAGTCTTTAATCATTTACACATTACTTCGTTATTATCTAAATAAACTTCCTCCCGACAAGAAAATTTTAATCATTGTACCTACAACCTCTTTAGTTTCTCAAATGATGAGTGACTTTCGAGACTACGCAGAAAAGTGTGATTGGTCAGTGGATGACAATTGCCATTACATTATGTCTGGTCAAGAAAAAACCACGGACAAAAGAATAGTGATATCCACATGGCAGAGTATACACAGAGAACATGAAAAGTTTTTCAAGGACTTTCATTGTGTGTTCGGTGATGAGTGTCACTTATTTAAGGCTAAATCTCTCACGGGTATCATGACTAAATTGAAAAACTGCGATCACAGAATAGGTACTACAGGAACGCTGGACGGATCGCAAACTCATAAACTTGTCATTGAAGGTTTATTTGGGTTGGTCAAGAATGTTACAACGACAAAAAAACTAATGGATAAAGATCTGTTGTCTAGACTAAAAATCGATTGTCTTCTTTTGGGATATAATAAAGAATCTTGCAAAGAAAATAAACGAGCGAAATATATTGATGAGATCAAGTGGATAATCAACAATGAGCCGAGAAACAAATTTATCACGGATCTATCATGTAAACTAAAAGGCAATACTCTACTACTTTTCAATTATGTAAAAGAACACGGTGTTCCACTACATGAAATGATTTTAGATAAATGTCCAGATAAAGACATTCATTTCATACATGGGGGAACTGATGTAACCCAAAGAGAAAATATTAGAAAACTTGTAGATAATGTAGATCGTGATTCGATACTCATAGCGTCATATGGTACATGCTCTACTGGTATCAACATTAAAAATATCAACAATATTATTTTTGCCTCTCCGTCAAGATCTGTTATTCGTGTTTTGCAATCTATTGGTAGAGGACTAAGAAAATCGGATGTAAAAGACAGGGTAAAACTTTTTGATATTAGCGATGATCTAAGACATCTGAAATACGTTAACCACACGTACCGTCACATGCAGGAGAGAGTGAAGATATATAATAAGGAGAAGTTTGATTTTACACATAAGAATCTAAACTTGGAAGGTAACACATGAGTAAAGACTACCGATTATTAAAACTAAAAAGTGGTGAAGAAATTGTGACCAGAATTGTGGGTCAGAAAAAAGATAGCGTTACAGTGCAAAGACCTTATGAATTTTTAAACATGATGGTCGCTGATCCATTAGGTCGTAAGAAAGAAGTTACAGTTCTAAAGGACTGGCTTCGTCATAGTAATCAGATTAAAACCGTAATCCCAAAAGATTTTATTGTTAGTTTTCTGACACCAGATGTTGAAGTAATTAAATTATATGATGACTCTAAAGACAGAGATGATAAAATTCAAATGCAGCATGATGCAATTGATAACATGACAGAAGAGGAAGCACAAGCGGCTCTTGAAGAGAAGATCGCTCAGATGTTAAGATCCATGAAAGATAAGTTCGATGATGATTACTCAGAGGATAACATGGATAATATTGATCCAATTAATGGCGTACCTAATAAAGAATCTGAAAAAGAATTTGTAGTCATGAACATGATCTTTCCGCCTAGCATCATTAAAAAATTCATCGAAGAAGGTTTTTTAGATCCAGAAGATATGATGGATCTCATGGATGATGATGTGGGTATGAGAACGTTCACCGAAACAGACACAAGTGACCAAATTGATCGTGAAGATTTTGGAAAAGAGTGGACTGATTGGTCTTGGAATCCTAATGATTTACTAGACTCTAAAGACTCTAAAGATTCAGAAGAACAAGATGAATAATTGTTCCCCCCTTTCCCCTTGACAAAGGTAATTCTAATGATAAGATGAGCATTGTGTCAAGAATAAAAAGGACAGAATATGAGTAAAAAAAATCAATACATTGACAACAAAGAATTTTTCAAAGCGATGTGTGAATGGAAAGATAATGTAAATGAAGCAGAGTCTATGGGAGAAGGTAGACCACCTGTTACTGAATATATTGGTAAGTGCTTTCTTGACATTGCTGAACACTTGTCTTTCAAACCAAACTTTATGAATTATCCGTTTAAAGATGAGATGATTGGTGATGGTATCGAAAACTGCTTGATGTATGCTCATAATTTTAATCCTGAAAAATCGAAAAATCCATTTTCATATTTTACTCAGATTGTGTATTATGCTTTTCTACGAAGAATCGAAAGAGAAAAGAAACAAAACTACATTAAGTTCAAGACTATACAAATGGAAGATTCGGAAGGTTCTCTAAGAAGATACTACTCCGAAAATTACTTTGAAGATACCAGAAGTCTGGAACAACATTTTAATCTAAGTGACTCAGACATAGAAAGATTCACACCCAAGAAAAAGAAAAAGGACAAAAATGCAGATAGCAATACTGAGTGATACACACTGGGGAGCGAGAGGTGATTCTCAACTGTTCCTTGATTACTTTACTGAGTTTTTTCATGACACATTTTTCCCTTACTTAGATGAGAATAATATCACCACAGTTTTACATGCTGGTGATCTTATGGATCGTAGAAAGTTTGTAAACTTTAACGTGCTAAATCATGTTCGTGAAAACTTTTTACAACCAATAAAAGATCGTAATATTGATTTACATTGCATATTGGGTAACCATGATGTTTACTACAGAAATACGAATCGAATCAATTCAATGCGTGAATTGTTTTACGAAGATTTCAATATCTACGAAAAACCCAAAACACTAGAATTTGATGGGTTACGAATCGCCATGCTTCCGTGGGTGAATAAAGAGAACACAGAAGAATTCATAGACTATATCAAAAATGTAGATGCACCAATACTACTTGGTCACTTAGAGTTAGATGGATATGAGGTACTAAGAGGCGTTAAGCATAGGGGTGGTATGTCTCCCCAATTGTTCAAACGATTTGAGAAGGTACTGAGTGGTCACTTTCACTGCAAACAAAGCCGTGACAACATTCATTACTTAGGAACTCATTATGAGATAACTTTCGGCGATCATGGTGAACCAAAAGGCTTTCACGTTTTAGATACAGAAACACGGGAACTTACATATATTGAGAACCCAAGTCGAATGTTCCACAAACTAAAATATGATGAAGACACAACCTACGATGAGTTATTCTATTCCAGTTATGAAAATCGTTACGTAAAAGTCTTTGTATCAAATAAAAAAGATCCAGTGAAGTTTGATAAGTTCTTGGAGGGGCTGTATAACGCCCAAGTTGCAAACCTTACGATTGTCGAAGAAGAAGATCTTGAGCAAGAAAAGGTTGACATTGACATGAAAAAGGATACACTAACACTGATTCAAGACGAAGTTGATTCTCTTAAGTGCGAAGGCGATAAAGAGAGGATCAAGAAAATGATTCGTGATTTATACATGGAGAGTTTAACACTGTGAACATTTTTGTTTTAGATAATGATCCAATCAAGGCTGCGGAATACTCATGCGACAAGCATGTGGTGAAAATGATCGTGGAGTCATGTCAAATGCTTTCGTCTGCACACCGTGTTCTTGACGGTTCTGAATGGACAGACTTCTCTAAGGGTAAGAAACCTCGCCGCATTAAACGGTGGAGACTTCAAGAACCTAGAGAAAGTTTGTTATGGAAAGCATCTTTCGTGGGTCATCCATGCACACAATGGATTATGCAATCAAAAGAAAACTATCGTTGGTTAGCGAGACACGCTGTTGCGTTGACCGAAGAATATACTATTCGATATGCGAAAAAACATTCGTGTGAGTCTTTATGTCGTTTCTTTGAAGATACATATCCAGATAATCTATTATCAATTCACCAAACCCAGTTTGCACAAGCGATGCCTGAAGAATATAAAGTCGTAGGTGATGCTGTGCAAGCATATCGTAATTATTATCATGGAGAGAAAGCATATTTTGCAAAATGGAAAACAAGCACTCCCCACTGGTGGAATGGAGTAATGTTACAGCATGATTAAGTTTACAAAGATTCGTTGGAAGAACTTTCTTTCAACGGGAAATACATTTACAGAAGTTGATTTGTGTCGTCATGGACTTACCCTAATTACAGGTGAGAATGGTGCTGGTAAGTCAACAATTCTGGATGCATTGACATATTCTTTGTTTGGTAAATCATTTCGTGGTATCACCGTGTCCACTCTCGTAAATAGTATTAACGAAAAAGACTCTATAGTTGAGATAGAATTTACCATCGGTCCCAAGTCATATCTCGTTCGACGAGGACAAAAACCAAAAGTGTTCGACATCTATGTTGACGGTGAGATGTTACCACAAGAGGCTAAAGCGAAAGACTACCAGAGAATCTTAGAAGAGCAGATTTTAAAAATGTCTTATAAGTCTTTTTGTCAGATTGTCGTGTTAGGTTCATCAAACTATGTTCCATTTATGCAGTTGTCTGCGACGGATAGAAGAGACATCGTTGAAAATCTATTAGACATTAACATATTCACTGTTATGAATATCATGGTGAAAGGTAAAGTGTCTGCTGTTCGTGAGATTATCAAGGACAAAGAAAACAATATTGATATCCTGAAGACAAAAATTGAAAGTAAAAAGGAATACATCGACAAGATTAAAGATCAGGCAAAAACTAATCTCGATAGTATTGATGATGAGATTACACAAAAGCGTCAGGAGATAGAAGACGCAAAAGATAGAATAAAGGATCTAGAGGATAAGCATTTAGACTTAACCAGTGAGTTGTTTGATCATAATACAAACAAAGTTAAGTTGTCTGACTTGTCGCTTGAGAGAAGAGAGATAAACTCTAAAATTTCTGACATCAATGAAGAAGTGGACTTCTTTTCAAAGAACGATCAATGTCCAGTGTGCCGACAAGATATAGGTGACAGTCACAAAAACCATATTGTCACAAACCAAAAATCAAGACAGGCACAGTATGAAGTCAATCTGCAAAAGTTGATAGAGAACATGGATGAAACGAAAAAGAGGCTAGACGATCAAGATGAAATACAGCAGACGATCAGCGAGGTATTAAGTGAAAAGCAATATGAGCAAGCGAAGATAGATTCTTGTCAAACATATATTGACGGGATGCTCAAGAGAAAGCAACAAAATCAGAGCCAAGAGAATACGCTCGATGATGACATTGTAGAAATGAAAAAGTTTATTCATGATGGTATGGAACAAACAAAAGAAAAAGAAAGATTCATTGTTGATGAAAGTCACCTTGAGATTATCCAAAGTCTTCTAAAAGATACAGGAATCAAAGCAAGAATCATCAAACAGTATCTTCCTGTTATGAATAATTTGATCAATAAGTACCTGAAGGCGATGGACTTCTTTTGCAAGTTTACACTCGATGAAAACTTCAACGAAGCAATCAAAAGCAGGTATCGTGATGACTTTTCGTACTACAATCTAAGTGAAGGTGAAAGACTTCGTATCGATCTTGCTCTGCTGTTTGCGTGGAGAGAAGTTGCTAAACTGAAGAACAGTGTAAGTTGTAACTTGTTGATTCTTGATGAAGTTTTTGATTCAAGTCTTGACGCAGCGGGAACAGAAGAGTTTATGAAACTACTCAAGACATTTACTAGTGGTAACTCAAATATCTTCGTCATCAGTCATAAGACAGATCACCTCGCAGATAAGTTTCACAATCACTTTGTGTTTATGAAAAAGAACAACTTCAGTAGGATCAAGTGATGTATGAGAAGAACACCAGTCTTATAGACTCAGACATTAACTGTAAGTTTGAGGACTTACTGTGCATGACTCCTGTTGAATTTCGATCATGGGTTTTGGATATGAAAAAACTTGTGATTGATATCTGGGATAATCAAAATATTCCACCAAGACAAGGCAAAACAGAAGATGAAATCATAAAACAATTTAATCAAATGATTTCATATCCAATTCATAAGTTTACACATTCGGATGAGTTGTCTTCTATACCTGATGATGTGATTGTCAACAAAAGTCGTTTAGGTTCAGAGGCAGACCAGTGGTTTGCGAACATGTATAAGACTCGAATTAATTACTCAGAAAAAGATAATGGTTATTCAATCTACGATCTTTTCGCCTTAGATAAATTTGAAGAAAAGATGTTCAAGGGTTGCATGAGACACTTTCGCAGAGATTCGATGTATCTTCATGCATTGACTTGTTTTAAAAACAATGTAAAACCAGCATTAGTTTCAGTTGATGATGGAATCGAATTTGTAAATACTTTCCACGAAAATCAAAGTATAATCTTCAACGGATACAACTTCTTCCTCGAACAAGTTGCGTTGAAGGAAGGTATGAATACTGGGTACAATCAAGTAGATCAATCTAATACGTTGTCGTTAACCAGAGAGCAAGTTTTAGAATTAAAAAATAATGGACGATTAGAATACCGTCATTACTCTACTTTTGACATAGATAATATGCCAGAAGAAAAAGTTTATAATGTTCGCATATACAAAGAGGGAAACCGTGTATTCCCAAAGGGTTTTGCAGCGTTTCGAATCGGTTACATCCAACCAGCAGTTAACTTCCCCCCAATGACAGCAAAGTATCTTTATGAGAGGTTTACAGATGATATCAAAGATCAGGAAGTTATTAAGATCTATGATCCATCCGCAGGATGGGGAGGTAGGATTCTCGGAGCGATGTCCGTTCGTGATGACCGAAGTATTCATTACATCGGCACTGACCCTAACGTTGATAACTTTACTCCAGATGGCACCAACAGATACTCCGATATTGCTGAGTTCTACAACACCAAAACCAACAGAGGAAACACATTTTTTTGCGGACCTGTTAACACTTATGAAATCTATTGTTTGGGGTCAGAGGTAATTCAGTTTGATGAGGGTTTCCAGAAACATAAAGGAGATCTTGATTTAGTGTTTACTTCACCACCATATTTCAATCGTGAGGCATATAGTGAAAACGAGAATCAATCGTATAAAAAGTTTGGTTCGTCTTACGAATCATGGAGAGATGGATTTCTTCGTCCTACATTAGAGACAGCCGTAAATTGGTTAAAATCAAATCGTTATTTACTATGGAATATCGCCGATGTAAAAGTAGGAGAAAAGTTTTTGCCTCTAGAAAAAGATAGTATAGATATACTCGAATCGTTAGGTGTCGAATATAAATATACAATGAAGATGGCACTCGAAGGAATGCCTGGTCAAAATAGGTTGGACGAAAATGGAAAACCTAAGTGTAAAAACTATTGCAATATAAACGGAACGTATGTAAAATATGAACCAGTCCTCGTTTTTCTTAAGAAAGGTTAATCATGAGATTAGTAAAATTAGACTACATTTGGTTGGATGGTAATGATGCTGTTGGATTAAGATCCAAGTCAAGAAACGTTAACATTCCAACAGAAAACCCTCAAGTTCCACCTAGCATCGACAACGTTGTTGAGCATGCACCAGAGTGGTCATATGATGGATCAAGCACCAATCAAGCAGTCACCGAATCTAGTGATCTTGTGCTGAAACCAGTAAAGGTTTACAAGAATCCTTTTGTTGCACCCAATGCACAGATTCCTGCGTTCCTCGTTTTATGTGAGGTATATGACTTAGATGGTAATCCACACGAAACAAACAATCGCTCGACTCTTCGAGATGCGTTTGCAAACAATAAAGATTCACACAACACTATCTTCTCTGTAGAGCAAGAGTATGTTCTTTGGAATCCAAAAGAGAACTGGCCTGCTGAGTGGGGTGACCACGGTAACGAAGTCGCACCACAAGGAAATTATTACTGTGGTGTCGGTGGTGATCTTGCACCACTTCGTTTTGTTGTTGAGCAACACGCTCAGGCTTGTGTGCAAACAGGATTGTTCTACGAAGGTAGTAACGCAGAGGTTATGCTGTCTCAGTGGGAGTATCAGTTGGGACCAATGGATGCTATTGATGCAGCAGACAGTCTGTGGATCTCGCGTTATATCTTGCAACGTGTTGCAGAGAGTCGCGGTATTGGTGTGAACTATGATCCTAAACCAGTCGAAGGTGATTGGAATGGATCGGGCGCACATATCAACTTCTCGACAGATGCTATGAGAAACGGAGATATGTCACACATGTACACTGTATGTGAAAGATTGTCTGAGGGACATGCTGAACTCATGTCAAGTGGTGCTTATGGTGTAGGTAACGAAAGGAGACTTACGGGTAAGCACGAAACATCATCTATTGAAGAGTTTTCATATGGGGTAAGTGATCGATCTGCATCCATTCGTATTCCACCAGTTACGGTGAAGAATGACGGTGCAGGTTATTTGGAAGATCGTAGACCATCAGCGAACATGGACCCATACCTTGCTTACGCTGCAATTCTTAACACTATTAAGGTCGAGGAAGATGCCGAAGTTATTACCGCTTAAATATAAGAACATGAAGTCGGAGTCATATGAGACTTATCTAACAAAGTCGTTAGAGAGTCTCGACTCCAACTTCAATGTTAAAGTTTACAAGACAGCAGGTGATCATGATAAGTGGTCATCATTTGAACGAGGAACTGATCTTCGAATTCAAATGCGTTGGAAAAAAGAAGTCATCGACGAATTTGTTGTAGAAAAACAATTCTGGTATAAATCAAATCGTGATAAAGAAGATCGTATGTTTATGCGAGATCACGCACATGTTCACTATGACGAATTACACAGAGTGTATAAATTATCCAATGATAGAAAGAAGAACAAAAATGCCGTTTGATCTGACTGCATTATTAACTTACGCTTGGGGTGGTGGAGGATGGGTTGATTCTTATGTTAGGCTTTCTGCTATTCAAGCGGGAAACGTTAATGATGCTGCAACAGTAAAACAATTCATCGATCAATATATTATACCTAATGGATTCACTAAGACTGAGGCGATTCAAATTTTTGATTTGATGAGTCAACTCAACAAAAGGCGGAGAGCAGAAAAGAGAATAGACTCTTTCGATTACGTAAGTAAGAGATCTGTGACACGACCCGAAAGAAGAGGCAGAAGACGTTACACTAGAGACTTTAGCAGAAATAGGCTGGAGGTAAAGGGTAACTTCAAAATGTTTGATGAATTGGGAAATTACACTGTCTATAATAAAGGTGATGTGGTATACTACGAAGGTAAATCGTATATCGCAACAAGTCGTGCGGTAGGTCATGTTCCCGAATCAACACACCCCGATAGTAAGTGGCGTCCAGTGGATAATCCAGACAACACAATCGACGGTGGTGATACTTTCTGAAAGAGGCAACAAAATTATTCTTCTTGATAATAGTCAAGTTCTCATCTCAAATATTTTTTCTGTAGCAAAACAAGAGCAAAAAATTGATGAGAACTTTATACGTCACCTTGTGCTAAACACATACCGTATGGTTAAGACTAAGTTTGGTGACACTTATGGTGATCTAGTAATTTGTGATGATACATCTAATTGCTGGAGAAAAGACTTCTTCGAACACTACAAAGCAAATCGCAAAAAGAGTCAGGACAAGTCACCATTCGACTGGTCTGAGGTTTTCGGTGTTATGAATATCATTCGGAATGAAGTCAGAGAAAACTTTCCATACCGATGCATGTCAATTGACAGATTAGAGGCAGATGATATCATTGCAGTCTTATCTCGCAGACATCACGAAGATGAAAAAATTCTTATTGTGTCTAACGATAAAGACTTTCAACAATTACAGAGATATAAAAATGTCGAACAATATAGTTTGATGAAGAAGCAATTTTTGGTTTGCGAAGATCCCGAAAGATTCTTGATTGAGCATATCGTAAAGGGCGATTCGTCTGACGGGATTCCAAATGTCTTGTCGGACGGAGATACTTTTTTGGTAGAAGGTAAGCGTCAAAAGCCTTGTAGCAAAAAAAGAGTTGAAGAAGTAATCAATGATCCATATAATGAATCGTGGAAAGACAACTTCGAACGTAACCAAACTATGATTGATATGACAAAGATTCCAGAAGAGTATGAATCATTAGTATTAGAGGAGTTTAACAATGATATGGTTATCACTGATCGTTCAAAACTCCTAGATTATTTTATTAAAAACAAGTTGAGAAACTTGTTACCAAATATAGGAGACTTTTAAAGAGATGTCTGAGAATGAAAAGAAAGAAGAAAAGGTTCAAAAAGAGTTTAGAACTAAGTCGAAAAAGAGAAAACAAAAAAGATCTAGTCGTCACAACTCTCGTAAAATTATGAAAGACTTAAAACAAGGTTATTTCGATCCAGAAGATTTCACGGATCGAATGGAAGGTGTATAATGAGTAAAACAAAACTGTCCAAAGAAACACTCGCTATTCTTAAAAACTATTCTCACATCAACTCTAATCTGTTGGTCAAAGAGGGTAACGTAATCAATACGATTTCCCCTGCAAAGAATATCGTTTCGGAATCTGTCGTTAACGAAAACTTTGAAGTAGAGTTTGGAATTTGGGACTTGAGTAAACTTCTAGGAACAATTAGTTTGTTCGAAGATCCAGAGTTTGAGTTCGGTGAAAAATCCATGACCATCTCTGGAAAAAATGGTGGTAAAGTTTCTTACTACTACTCAGAACCAAGACTTCTTACTACCCTTACACGAGAAGTTAAGATGCCTGAACCAGTGATTAGTTTTAAACTCACCGAGAGTATTTTTGAATCCATCCAGAGATCTGCTTCGGTTCTTCAACTTCCCGATCTCTGCATTAAGTCAAGCAATGATGGAATGATTGAACTTGTTGCACTGGACAAAAAGACTCCAACAACAAATAGTTACACTGTCGAAGTTGGAACTAACCCTAAACCAGGCTCTACTTTTTCTTTCTATCTTAAGAATGAGAACTTGAAACTTTTGTCAGGTGACTATACAGTAGACGTATGTTCTCAAACTGTGACACGTTTCACACACACGGAGCAGGACACTACGTATTATATTGCACAGGAAAGTGACTCATCGTATCATGACTAATCAAGAAACTTATTTGTGGGTAGAGAAGTATCGACCCCAAACTGTTGACGAATGTATTCTCCCAGAGAATATCAAAGACACATTCAAAGACATGATTGTTTCAGGCGAATCTCAAAACTTGCTGCTCAGTGGTGGTGCTGGTTGTGGTAAAACTACAATCGCAAAGGCTATGTGTAATGAGTTGGGATGTGATCACATTCTTATCAACTGTTCAGAGAACGGGAACATCGATACTCTTCGGACCACCATCCGCGACTTCGCTAGTTCCGTTTCTCTGGACGGTAACAAGAAGGTTTGTATTCTAGATGAATTTGATTATTCTAACGCACAAAGTATTCAGCCTGCTCTCAGAGGAGCGATTGAGGAATTTGCTGATAATTGTCGCTTTATATTGACCTGTAATTATAAGAATCGAATCATTAAACCAATTCATTCTCGCTGCACAAACGTTGAGTTTCAGATTCCATCAAAGGAGAAACCAAAGTTAGCATCGAAGTTTTTGGAAAGGGTGAAGTTCATTCTCGATACGGAGGGTGTGGAGTACGAGGAGCGAGTTCTCGCACACCTGATTATGAAATATTTCCCAGACTTCAGACGAGTGGTGAACGAACTTCAACGCTATTCTGTTTCGGGAAAAATCGACGTTGGTATTCTCTCTCAGATTGGTGAGATTGATGTAAAAGATCTGATGTCACGTATGAAAGAAAAAGATTTCAGCGGTGTTCGAAAGTGGGTTGTGTCAAATCTTGATAATGATCAGTCGGAACTTTTCAGAAAGATTTATGACTCACTTTATGATTATCTAGCACCAGAAAGTATTCCAATTGTTATACTTATTCTTGCAGATTATCAACACAAAGCAGCGTTTGTTGCTGACGCAGAGATAAATATGACAGCATGTTTAGTTCAAATTATGATGGAGGCACAATTCAAATGAGTAATATTCCAAAAGCACAAGCAGATTACATTTTTGTAGAACGAGTGGACTACAACGAAGAACAAACTACCGACGCAGGTATTATCATTAAACGAAATCAGGTTCTCGATAGTAGTTTTGTAGAGACTAAGATTCTTAGTTTAGGTAGCGGTCTTCCTCTTCCAAACGGAGAAGTCCCACCCGTAGAGTATCAAGTCGGTAGCACAATCATCTATGATGCACGCAATCGAATCGGTATCTCTAAGGAATACGATGTTATTCGAAGAGAGGCTGTTATTGCGGTCGTGGAGGACTAATGAAACTTGGTGACTTTCTAAACTCGATTAACTACACAAAAGAGGATATTTTTGAGGAAGATGCAGACCACGCATCCAAAAACTATCCTGCTTTTGTTGTAAATCGGTGTCTATCTTATTTTCCAGATACTTTGTTTCATGCAAACGAGATGAACATGCATCACTCATTAAGTGAGCGTGTCCAATATGACTACCTCAGATTATCAATCAGACCCAGAAAGCGGTTCAGTAAATGGTTGAAGAACGAAAAACCAGAGGATATTGAGGTTGTAAAGAAGTATTATAACTACTCTAACCGTAAGGCTGAGGACGCTTTACGTGTTTTGAGCAGTGATGATATCGAAAATATGAAGCAGGACATGAACACAGGAGGCTCAAAACCTAATTCTTCTACATAAAGGGTGAAAGGATTAGTTTATGAGTGAAAATTTATTCAGAGGATTAGGTATAGAAATCCGATTGAAATCTGAGGACGATTTTTTGAAGGTCAAGGAAACCCTAACTAGAATAGGCGTTTCTTCGAAGAAAGAAAATGTGCTATATCAATCGTGTCACATACTTCACAAACAAGGTAGATATGCTATAATGCACTTCAAAGAATTGTTCGAAATGGATGGTTTGGAGTCGGATATTAGCAATACAGACAAAGGAAGAAGAAACACCATCACGTGCCTTTTGGAAGAATGGGGTCTTCTTGATATTGTCGAGGAAGAAAAGGTGGAAGAACCACAAGTGAGTTTAGGTAAAATGAAAATTCTACCATTCAAAGATAAAGATAATTGGGAGTTGATACCTAAGTATCATATTGGTAATAGAAAGAAATAGTATGTCAAAACTAATTGTGAAGTTCCCTTCTCGCAACAGACCAGCGAAGTTTAGGGACATTCTAGATAATTATACATCACGAATCTCTGGTAAGCATGAGGTTCGTTTCGTCATTTCGATGGATACAGATGATGAAACCATGAACAATGATGAGATCAAAAACTACCTTGAGTCATTACGTGACTCTGGTATTGATTTGGTTTATTATTATGGTGACTCTAAAACCAAAGTCGAAGCGTGTAATGCTGATCTTGCTGGTGAGAAAGGCGATGTGATTATGCTTATCTCTGATGATATGGTCTTACAGCAAGACAACTACGATGATATTATACTTTCAGATTTTGCAAAACACTTACCAAATTTTGATGGTGGTATAAAATATCACGATGGACTTCGTGATGATGCATTGATGACGTTACCCGTAATAGGTTGGAACTTCTACGAAAAATTAGGATACATCTACAATCCAGAATATACTTCTGTGTTTTGCGACACAGAACAAACTAGTGTATTGATGATTCTTAATAAATTAGTGGTGAGTGAAACCTGCATCGCAAAGCATGATTGGACACCACAGCCTTTCGACGAATTGCACGCGAGAAATGAAAATGCTCAAATGTACGATAAGGATGGACACATTTTTTATAAAAACAGATTAACGAACTTCAACGTATGAAAACTGTTCTGTCATATTGTTTATTTGACCCATTCAATATACACGCTCATAGAACATGGGATGAACACAATCTAGACAAAACAAGATACTGGTTTAATATTCCAGCATTGTATGTCGCTAATAAGATTTTATATCCTGACTATGAAATGAAAATGTTCCACAATGATTCTCTGAAACAAAACCCATTATTTAAGATGTTAGAGAATCTTGATATAACTCTACAACAGATAGATATTCCTTTTGACAATACATCCGAACCGATGATGTGGAGATTGATTCCTATCTGGGAGGATTATGATTGCGTATTTCTACGAGACATCGATTCTATTCCAAATAGACAAGAGTATCATAGCACTAAGTATTTTGAAAAGAATAAATATGCTATTCAAACTTTACGCTCACATGAGAATCATTATCATGAGATGGGTTGTGATATATTAGGTGGTCTTTGTGGATTCAAACCCGACAAGATCCAATACAAACCAAATTCATTTAAAGAATACTACGACACTAAAATGGACATGCCTTGGGCGCAAGATCAATTGATGTTGAGTAAAACATTCATACACGATCAATCACCACTGTTCCTAGAGACAAACTTTCTAGATTGTCCAATTGACAATCAATCCAGAAAAGCACCATTCCCCCATACTGTCATACCACACTCGGTGTTAAATACCAAAGAATCAGACTTGCAAAAACAAATGGTGCTTTCTATAATCGAGAAGTATTCACTAGCAGACTGGGCGGGTCAACCTTGTGATGCGAGAGGATCGGCTTTGAGTGAGTTATTAAAAATTGAGTGTGAAGCAACCGATCAAGTTAAGACTGCGTTTAATAATGATGTGATTAAACAATTTTATGGGGTGTGAGATGAAACTATTTGTGACCATGAAAAACCATGCAAAGGGTGATACGTTTCGTGAACTGATTGAGATGTGGAAAGAGTCAAATTACATCGAGATTGAAGACAGTCACGATAGATTCTGCTGGACTGGGGACGGTGTTGGTGATGTTTTACTTTACGAATATGCAAGGTTTGACTTTTTACCAAAAACATGGAATAAGGGTTTATTCTCAAACACACAAGCGTGGAATGTTCCCATTGGGAAAAATCATCCGTGGATATTTTGGTCAAGACATCCCAGAAAACTAGAATCTAAAATTGAAGATGGTATTAAAGGCTTTGATAACAGAGACATAACTTCTATATTTCTTGGTAAGATCGAAAACCCCATACAGTATGAAAACAGAATGACACACGATTGGTCATCTTGCATACAAGAGTTTAGTATGCCTGTTTCTATTGGAAATGTATATGAGTATCCATACACACAAGATCAGTATCTTGACATGGTTTCACGCTCACGTTACGGATTGGTTCTGCCTGGTTATGGTCCTAAGTGCAATCGTGAAATCGAATACTTTGGTCTTGGGACGGTTCCGATCTACACGAGGGGTTGTGGTCTAGAGTATTATGATAAGTTAGTGGAAGGTGTTCATTATTTTTACGCATCCTCTCCAGATGAGGTCGCAGGGATTGTGAATAACATTAGTTCCGCACAATGGAAAGAGATGTCTGATAATGGTAGGGACTGGTATGAAAGAAACTGTTCCCGTAAAGGTTCATACGAAACAACAAAAAGAATCGTGGAGTCAATATGATTACAGTTGTTCTGACAGTTTGGAAACGTGATAATTTTGCAGAGCAGTTAGCGGCGATTAAGAAACAAACTGCCGATATTGACAAAATCGTTGTTTACCAAAATGAAAATCACATTGATCTAAGTCAATACCAAGATGGTTCGTGGGATCATGTTCAGTCTTCTACAAATAGTAAATACCACGGTCGGTTTACTCTTCCTCTTTTGTTTACCTCCGAATACACAGCGATATTTGATGATGACACAATTCCTGCACCTAAGTGGTTAGAGCATTGTGTTAACACATCTAAAAAACTAAACTGCATCTGTGGTGCGAACGGTCGTAACCGTAGCAACAAAGGATCTGTTGGTATTTGTGATGGTATTACTAACCCAGTTCCAATCAAAGCAGATATTGTGGGTCACTGTTGGTTCTTTAAAACAGAGTGGATTCATTATATGTGGAAAGAACCTACGGTTTCTTATTCGACGGGAGAGGATATACAACTGTGTGCATCAGCACAGATCTTCGGAGACATATTCTCTTATGTTCCATCTCAACCGCTCGACCAACCCGAAGTTTGGGGAGACACGAATCCCATGCTAGGGTCTGATGAACATGCATCATGGAAACTTCCCCACCACAATCCAGACAGAGAAAAACTTTACGAGCATTACTCTAGGTTAGGATGGATTACACAATGATTGTAATCCCAGAGTTTCCAGAGTGTGGGTTTGGTAACAAAGCACTTTACTACAACAACATGAGACAACTCGCACACCAAATGGGGGTAGGATTTAGTTGTCCTACATGGGAGGGTTGTGATGTATTTGATATTGAGATAAAAAAAGAAACACCAACAGATCAATACGCCTTACCATTCTGTCTAGGCACTGAATACTTTGAGTGGAAAACTATTAGCACTAGAGATGTTTTCAAAATGTCTAATGTTCAGAGTTATGAAAGAACTTGCTCTATTCATATTCGTGAAACAGACTTTCACGCATGGATGCCTGAGTCCGTCGATATAGGTCAACGTGTCGGGTATTATCAAAACGCTATTGTAGAATTATTAGATCGTGTGGATACATTTTATATCTTTACGGATGATCCGAACTCATGGAGAATTGCAGAGATTATAGAATGTCTTGAGTTTAACAATAAAGCATATAAATTTGGTGAAAACACATCCGACAGAAGCAAATTTAAAAATGATTTTATCGAGATGTCACGCTGCGATCATATGATTTCAAGTCCATCTACTTTTAATATTGTAGCAGGGATGACGGGTATCAAAAAAACAATTATCCATTCAAAAGATTGGATAGACTATCGTAAGTCAAAGAATGATGTTTTCTGGTGTAAGGTCGCCGAAGCAAACGATGAAGATTACAACGTATGGAGACTAGTATGAGTAAAGTTTATCTGAAGACATACTTCTATGTCGAGCATGAGGTGAAGTTCCTCGCTATGAATCTGTTAGAGGCATACGATCATATTGATGGTTTTATAATATGTGAACATAATCGCACGCACACGGGAAGACCAAGAGAATATATCTGGGATGAGGTAAAGGATCGACTTCCGAGTGAGTTTATGGATAAAGTGATATATCTACCATCTGACTTGAGTGAGAAGGCGGTCGAAGCATATGAAAACGAAGAAGCGATTCACCGTGTCAACGAACCTCTGATGCGTAGTTCATTTATGACTGATATGGAGTTTGATAAGGATGATGTGATTATTTCAATCGATGCAGATGAAATAATTTATCGTGACGCATACCCGAAAATTCTAGAGGCTGTTGGTAGACAAAATTTAGTCGGGTTGAATCTACATCAATTTTTCTACAGAACAAACTACTTGTGGGAGGGTAAAGACTTTACATCCCCTATCGCAAGTAAGTATTGGGTATTCCAAGATCAATATCCTACAAATTGGAGAGACGTTGGACCCACTCTGTCTGGTAAGCATGGTTGTCATTTCTCTTGGTGTATGACTCCAGAGGAGATGGTTTACAAACTACATACTTATAGTCATCCGAGATATAGATTCTGTGCAGATAAAGAACTTTTAGAAAAAGCGATTGAAAATAAAGAATATCCGTTTGACCCTGACGTTGACTTTAGAATTCGTGAACTTGATAATGATGATGAGGTGATTCCAGAATGTCTAAGAAATCAGTTGCTATACTTGGAAAAGGCTCTAGCGTAAGCAGATGCACTAGAGAGTTTGTAGATAAGTTTAACATAGTTGTAGGTTGTGGTAGACCATTACTAGATGGATACGATCATCTGATTGGTTCAAGACTACACTATGACTTTTCTAACAGAACATCTACCCCATACACACCTGATCAAATAATCAGGTATGGTATTCGTGAACACATTGACACGGGAGGTCAGACCCCCATACGTGAAAAGTTTTCATATAAGGATTTAGATCCATCAACAGGAATCCTTGCCTTTGATAATTTTGTTCATGATGAAACTGTAGGTGCAATTGCACTTATCGGTTTTGATCTATTCCAACATATGGAAAAGATGTATTACTTCAAAAACGAAGAGTTTGACCCTGCACTAAAATGGCTTTGGGACAATGGTACTTATGATACAGAGGGAAGACTCACTGAAGTTAGTGGTCACAATTTAGAGCGTACGTATGAATATCTTAATGACATGTTTGATTCTTATCCCGAAAAGAATTTTTACATATTATCGTCATATCCATTTGAAGAAAAACAAAATCTCACTATAATGTGAGAAAGGAGTTTTTATGTTAACAGTATTTGAAGGACTTGAAGAGAAGTTGTCTGAAGCAGTTGAGACTGAAGAGTGGAAAACACTTCAGAAACAATTCAATGAGGCAGAAGTAATTTATATGATCGGTAACGGTGGTAACATGGCGGTTGCAAGTCACGGTGCTGCTGACGCCACAAGACTCACTAATAAGAAGGTACACTGCTTAGATAGTCAGTCGCATCTTACTTCAATTGCAAATGATCATGGTTACGAAAATATTTTTGAACGCTGGTTAGAGTCATACGCTGACCTAGACAAGAAAACTCTAGTGTTAGGATACTCTGGTTCTGGAAACTCCGCTAATGTGTTGGGTGCTTTGCGTTGGTCCGACGATCAGGGTTTCGACACAACAATTATCACAGGTGTGAAGTCTGTAAGGTTAGATAGACAATCAATCAACGAAGTATGTTTTGATAATATCTTCTTTCATTCACACGAGATTCTGTCAGTCATGTCGTTTTATGAGTTGATTCATGGAGCGGGTCATGCATGTCCAACAATCAAAGCAGAAAACGAAAGAAAGTACGGAACGAAAGGAACAAAGCATGTCTAACATCACCGCTTTAATTATGGTCCGCAGTGGATCTGTCCGATGTAAGAATAAAAATATCAGAGAGTTTGCTGATACAAACTTGTTAGAAAACAAAATTAAAACTCTCCAAAAGATCGAGGGTGTTCGTGAGATTGTTGTAAACTCTGATTGTCAAAACATGTTGGGTATCGCTATCGAGAATGATTGCAGAACTGTTCTTCGAGACAAAAAGTTTGCAACCTCTGATACAAACCCTCGTGATTTGTATAAGCATGTTGCTGAAACAATTGATACAGACTATGTTTTATCTGCTAGTGTTTGTTACCCGATGATGTCATCAGATACATATCAGCGTCTGGTGAATCTCCACAACAAAGAAGATAAAAATGAAAGTGTTGTAGCGTGTCACACAATCAATCACCATCTTTGGATTAATACTGATTATGGTTATGAACCACTTAACTATGAACCAGGCAATCAACCCAACAGTCAAGAATTACCAGAGGTGGTGAGTATCTGTTGGGGTGGGATTATCACATCAAAGAAAACTATGTTGACTGGTGATTTGATCGGAAGAAAGCCTATGTTTGTAGATATCCCTTGTCATGAGGCGATGGACATTGATACAGAGTTAGATTTCAGAATCTCAGAAGTGGTTTACAAGGGATTGAAATGAAATTTACATTTGGTATCACTACCGCACCACCAGAACAAACTTGTTTTGCATGGCAAGATAGAATCCGATGTATAGTTGAATCTATTCGTATTCAAAATATACCAGAATATGAAATCATCATCGTCGGTGGACCATTCGTCAAAGAGGGTAGACACGGTGGATCGCTTCATAATCGACAGGACATTGTACATATTCCTTTTGATGAGGACAGCGGACTTGCTGGTAACGAACAGTGGTGTAAGGAAAACCAAATCAAGCGAGGAGGTTGGATTACAAAAAAGAAAAACTTAATAACAGATCAAGCAAAATATGAAAACATAGTTTACATTCACGATTACCACGCATTTATGTCTGGATGGTTTGCAAATTTCGTGGTGTTTGGTGATGAATGGGATGTTTGCATGAATCGTGTCGAAGACATCTGGGGTAACAGATTTAGAGATTGGTTGTCGTGGGACCATCCTAATTACAGAAAACGTCAACTGATGGATTATGAAGATTCTAACGCTGCAAAACACTCGTACATCTCAGGATCGTATTGGGTTGCAAAGAAAAAATTCATGCAAGAAAATCCATTGGATGAATCCCTTGTTTACAGTCAGTCAGAAGACTTGGAATGGTCACTTAGAATTAGAGACAAAGCAAATTATAGAATGAATCCGAAGTCCGTCGTGCGTCACATTCGACCCAAGTACACAGGAGACGAACCAACATTATGAAAAACGAAGATCTAAAAAATAAGTATGATGAAGTGTTCAAGGGAGGGTCAAATAACTTCTTTACGTGCAACGTATTCGAAGAATCACACGCTCTTGCTGGTCGAGTGCTGAAAGAAACTGGAGGTAACCTATCAGACAAGTCAGTTCTTGATATCGGTTGCGGCGAAGGTATGCTAATCGCTATGCTTGCAGAGGCTGGTGCTTTGTCATCAGTTGGTGTAGATTATAGCGAAGAGGCTATAAAAAATGCATATGATAAGTTTGGACACAAAAACGCTGAGTATGTTTGTAAGGATTACAAAGAGTTAAATGAGTCTTTTGATGTCGTAACAATGCAAGGTGTTATGGAACACTTAGACGATCCGTGGAGTGAAGTTAAAAACATCATGGACACAAAGGTTAAAGACGGTGGTTTTTTTGTGACGAGTTCACCATCATTCATCAATCCTCGTGGATATGTTTGGATGACACTTGCAAAGTTATTTGATGTTCCAATGTCTCTGACAGATTTGCACTTTATATGTCCATTCGATATGCAAAAGTTCTGCGACGAAAACGACTATGATCTAGAGTATGAATCTATTCATCAAGATTGGGGATCTGGTGATACGATGATTCGTGACTTTAACAAAAGACTCCGAAACGCATTGAGAGATGCAAATATGGACAACAGCAAAGTTGACGATTTGCTTGAGTGGTTGTATGATGCGAATAAATATTATGAAACCAATGAGTCCACTGGTGCAATTGTAGTTTATAGAATGAGGAAGAAGTGAAGTCATTAACACGATGTGAAGAAGTAGTCAACTTTAGAGAGAAGACCAGAGAGTGCAAAGGCATACTCGCTGGTCAATATCCGCATGTCGTAGAGGATAAAATTTATTACCAAATGGAAACACCTAAAGAGGTTCACTATGCTCAACGAGGTGATGCAGGTTATCGTAAACCTTTGTATAACAATATCATTAAAAAATCTTTATCTGCTCATAACTTTAGTGTCTTTTATGATTCAAATCCGAACACTCCTGATGATGAGCGATTTAAAGCAGTAGGCGGATATCACGTTGGTCGAGCATCGGTAAAGACTCCGTGGACATTAGGTTTACATCAAGCGTCATTGTATGGTGAATTGAGTGATTGCGAGATCAGCAGCAACTTAGATGTGGTAGAGTTCAAAGACCCTGTGTGGCCTGAGTTTACTAAGTTACTATTTCACGATGATTTCTACCACCCCAGACACGCAAACGGTCTTTACGTATTCAAGTCACATAACGGTATCGAGTGGACGGAGTATCACGACAAACCAATATTCAGCACACTCACCGAATGTGAAAGTCCACACGAAGAGTGTCTCGCGTTCGATACTCATCCGAGTATTTTTTATGACAGAAACCGAGATGATTACGTCATATACATGAGAGGTAATCTAAAACTCGGTGTTCGTCATGTGATGTACGCAAGATCTAAAGATTTGATTGAGTGGACAAAACCAAAACTAATTAAGACTGATCCATCCTTCGATTTTAATCAGGGTAATTTATATTTCATGTGTGCAAAACCATACGCGAGTAAGTATCTTGCCTTTCCACCACACTTCAAAAACGAAGTGATCTCTGATAACAATCGTAGATACCACGACACAAAAACTCAAATTATGATTTCTGATGATGCAGAGAACTGGAGAGCGGTAGGTAGTTTGTTCGAAGGTCAAACAAACGGACACATGGACTTTCCTCATGTTGCATCTTTCAGAGTAGAAGATGATAAAGTTGCTTTATATGTTCATGAGGGGTTTATGTCAACACAAGGTAAACTTGTAAGATATACAATTGATAAGGAGGAAGTGGATGCACTCTTTAAATAAAGAAGGATACAATCTACAAGTTTCAAAATTTATACATTTTGGTAATAGTCTCGTTCAACTCACGAATGCTATTGATTTAGCAAAGAACACTAAGTCATTATTGATGCTTCCAAACATGGGAACTTGCAATGAGGCTTATGAATTCTTGTCTAGACTACCAAACTTCTCTTATACAAACGGAGGTGGTTGCAACGAGACATTAGAGAGCAAGTTTTATTTTAAGGATGAGTGTTGGGGTCACGAGATAAACAATGATACCCGCAGAGAAATACTCCAGTCAGACATTTATCCACATCTTGAATATGAGGATATAAACCTCACCGATGATGATTTGGTCATTCATATTCGAAGCGGAAATATTTTCGGAGGATGGGTTCACAAAAACTATGCTCAACCACCGATGAGTTTTTATGATAAAGTTATCAAAGAAGCGAATCCAAAAAAGATTATAATTGTAGCAGAGGATGATAAAAATCCATGCGTAAAAGGTATACTCGAAAAATATGAAAATTCATTTGTCTCTCACACAAATCTCAAGACCAGCATTAGTATTATTTTAAGTGCAAAGAAACTAGCGATTGGGTTTGGAACATTTGGATGGATGCAGGCTCTGCTGTCAACGAACATACATACTTTGTGGTGTCCAAATGTTTGCACCGATGTTTTTGATACTGAGTTTGATAATGGAGATCCATTTACAATTATAAGACATGTATTTGAAGATTACATTGATTTAGGTGAATGGGAATGCTCGGAAGAGCAACTCCAATTAATGATGGGAGATATAAATGTTGTTACAGTTATCTGAATTAATAGGGAAGCATTCCCTAAACATCAAAGGTGTGTACCATATCGGTGCGCATCATGGTCAGGAGTTCGAGTCTTACAAGAAGTGGTGTATCAATAACATTATCTTCTTCGAGGCGTTTGGACCAAATTACTTGAAACTAAGAGAATACATCGACTCTCAGGAAACTGAGGGTATGAATATTCACATGGAAAATATTGCTCTTGGTCATCGTGATGGTGAACACCCGTTGTATGTTGAGACAGAGAATAAATCTATGTCCTGCTCTCTTCTGAAACCAAAGGTGCATTTAGACTTATACCCTAAAATTACTTTTGACGAAGAGGTTAATGTGAAGCAGACGTTCTTGGATAAGTTTGTGATTGAAAAGAATGTTGATACTAGTAAGTTTAATTTTATCAATATCGATGTTCAGGGTTATGAACTTGAAGTGTTCAAGGGTGCTGCACATACACTAAATGACATCGACTACATCTACACAGAAGTAAACAATGACGAATTGTATGAAAATTGTGTACAGATGAGTGACCTCGATGAATTTTTAGGTGACCTGTGGGGTTTTGAAAGAATAGAGACGAAGTTAGTCGGTAACCAGAAATGGGGAGACGCACTCTATGTTAAGCGACAGTAAGATTGCAATATTCTGTACGGGAGATAGTAATTATATCCCGCAAATGATGATGGCATTAACGATTGCTTGCAAGAAAAATAGTTTCGATCCATTTATCATTACTGACGCTTCTGACTCTGAATTAAAATTAATTCACGACGCTGGTATCAATACGCTCCAAGTTGACCTCAAGGAGCAGTTTGATCGACATAACAAGAACTGGCCCTCTCAAAGTTTTTGGTGGTGTTACGGTCCCACCCAACTCCATGATCTAGGATATGATTACAGTATTTTTATTGACGCTGATGTATTGTGTGTCCAAGAATTAGATACGAGTATTTTCACGGATGAACTTGAGATCGCTGCTCGACAATTAGAAACTGAGAATGAATATAACTCTGGTGTAATACTATTCAACAACAAAAAAATGGTCAGTAAAAGACTTTACACTAGATTCATAGAGGCATATACCCCTATGTCAACCTTGCTGTTCGAAGAGTTTCATGGTGGTAGAGTTCATGACCAACAAGTTTTATCTGCAATAGGATCAAAACCAAATCAATACACAGAGTTTTTATCTAAACTTGGATCTTTCAATATTACAAATTTAGGTGTAGAATGGAATTATCAGTTTCATCGTGCAGAGGGTCAAAACGATGAGTTCATGGACATGGATTATGAAGAAGTGAAAGAGAAAGTATACTTTGCACATTTTCTGTTATCACGACCGTGGTTACATCATACACAGTGGGGAGGGACACATGGACTTTTTAAAACTGAAGACTTCCCACATGGATGGGTTGTCAAAAGCAGACACGGTGAACCAAAACCTGAGACTAGATTACAGTTTGTTATGGACTGGAGAGAAGAGGTTCGCTCCATCGAAAATGTTTTAGGTCTACAACTATTCAATGATTTCGGTAAACTGGAGGATATGTCGTTATGATAAAGAAAGTTATTGCATCACTTGGTATAAAAGATGAAGAGTGGATTATCGAGAAGACACTAAAGGTCTTGGATAGATTTTGCGATAAAATTATTATTGTAGATGATCACAGCACAGATAACACTGAGAAGATTTGTAGATCATTCGATAAGGTAGAGTGGTATGTAAACGTCGAGCATGACTGGAAAGTTCGTACGGACGGTATTCAAAAACTCACTGCTATAAATGCAATCAAACCTCACAATCCTGACTATGTTCTTTTTCTAGATGCTGATGAGATACCATTTAGAAACATGCCTCAGTTTATCGATGAAAGAGACGATACCATTGATCTGTGGAAACTCCCGTTTGTTCATTTGTGGGGGGACGAGAAGCATTACAGAGTTGATAAGTTTTATACATCCAAAGGTATAGAGGTAAACTATGATCCTTTCTGTGGTCCCGCTGTTTATGGTCTTGGTGGAGGATCTAAAAAAGGATTCTTAATGCGTTGGAGAGATGGTTATGATTATCAATACAGAACCGATCATCACGTTTTACCTATGGAACCAATGAACGTACCAGGCGATTACGGTGTATCAAACGAAACAGGTATTTTACACTATGGTAAAATATCAGACTATTTTAAGACTGGTAAAAAAGATGAAGATTACGCAGTCATGAGATCACATACGATGGGATTCGATCTTCAAGATAGAATCAAGCATCACGAAGAATGTCGAAATGAAGAAAACTTGATTGTCGATAAAGTAAAACCTGAATGGTTTTGGGAGGACATTACATGATAGATGTTGTAATTCCAACACACATAAAAGACACAGAGACATTGGAACTTTGCATAGAGCATGTGAAGAAAAATGTCATGAACTTAAATAAGGTGTACATTGTATCCAAAGATAGACTCTCGGACAATGCAGAGTGGATACCTGAAAGTGACTTTCCATTTTCTCTAAATGATGTTATTGATATCATCGGAGAGAGTTGGAGAACGACTTGGTATTACCAGCAAGTTCTTAAGTTCTATGTGCATGAGGCATGCGAGGATGTTCTTGATGATTATTTGATTGTCGATTCAGATACAATGTTACTTCGACCCGTAGACTTTATCGATGAAGTAATGAATGTTGTTTACTTCAATTACAGTCTATCAGAAAGATGTTTACCTTACTACGAACACATGAGTAAACTAGTCCCTACTTTGGGAACTACTGATGAAAAGTCTGGAGTGACTCATAGTATGGTTTTCTCTAGAGACGTTTTGAATGACTTGAAAGGCACAGTTGAAAGTATTCATAGTAAGTCACTGTGGGAAATGTTTTTAGAAATCACATTATCACCATACACAACTGTTGTGGGTGATCAATCTATAAACGGAACTGGTAGAGCATCCGAGTACGAGTTGTACTTTAATTACATCAGACGTTTCCATCCTGATAGAGTTAAGTTAAGAAAACTAAACAGCATCTTAGCCTACAAGGGACATTTGTTTGAGGTCGATCATTATCACGCTTCGAGAACAAACTCATCACCTTCGGTTGAATTCTTCAAGAACAAAGTTGAATTCAAAGATCTTGAGGATTCTTTCAGGTATGTTATTGACAAGTCGAAAGAAGAAAAGTACGATAGCGTAACATTTCAGAAACATACTCGTCAAAACTTTGAACACTATAAGTCAGACTCACTGACATATTTAAAAGAGAGCGTTCATGCTAAGAATCAATGAAATAACTCGTGGACGCATGGGTAACAAAATCTTGCATTACAACACACTCGCTCAACTAGGAGCGTCTAAGAATCAAGATGTTTCATGTGCAGTGTGGGAAGATCAACGTTTTTTTGCGGATACGATCAAACACAGATCACCAGAAAATCCTGAAACAAAACTTTCTTGGAAAGAAATCGTCAACAATCCTACGATGAGTTTTCGAAAGGATATCGATTATGAGATCGATGAATATGCAATTCATAATGTGTTCTGGAGAGTTACAAAACAAGACCCTCGAAACTTTTTAAAGATCGCAGATCAATACAAAAAGAAACTCAGAACTGATGTGATCACTGTAGGTGTTCATTTTAGGGGGACTGATATTCTTGGAGGAGATGGTAACGGTGGTCGTGAGATTCATACCCCAGAGTATTATAAAAACGCGATTGATTTTGTTGTAGATAATTATCCAGAAACACACTTCTATCTCTGCACAGATGATATGAGTTTTATAAGTTTTAGAGAGACTGTTGATTACTTACAGAGAGAGAATCTTAGTTTTAGTATAGGTAGTCCTGACAAGTATGATGATTTTTCTACACTCGCTGAATGTGATATATTGATCTCATCTTCTAGTACATTTGTTGTGTGTGCTGGTTTCTTGGGTAAGAAAAATAAGAAGATAATTCATAGTAAAGAGTGGATAAATAAGAATGTAGAGCATACACTATGGCATCCAACAGACCCAGTAGATGTTAGAGAGTGGCAGTTAAGTTTCGATGAGTTTTGGGTAGAGTTGTATAGATCAGGTGGTAATGAATTTTATGAATTATGGAGTGTGGTATGATAATTGATTACGATACAAGTAAGTATGATTTCTCGGGACTGGTGGGTTCATTGTTTGACTCACCTTTGTCTGAACTTGATAACCAAGAAGAAAAGAAGAATCTTACACTAGGTAACGATACTCGAACATCGTTTCATAAAGTGTTTTATCAAAGACTAGATGAAGGGTGGGAAGACTTCGAATATACCTACATCTCATTTGTTCGGGATGTCATCTTTCCTTTGTTTGAGGATGATTCGTTGATCTACCAAAAGACTCCAGGCATCCGTTTCAACAGACCAGGCGCAAAAGCAGTTTATCGATGGCACAGTGACGGTGACTCATTCCATAAACACCCGCTGGGTGAGATCAATGTTTTTCTACCACTAACTAAAGCATTCGACACAAACACCATGTGGGTAGAGTCACTGCCTGGTCTTGGTGACTTTAAACCACTTGAGATGGATTATGGTCAAGTTTATCTTGGTTATTTGAATCAATGTCGTCATGGTAACAAAGACAATGATACTGGTAAAACAAGAGTAAGTTTTGACTTTAGAGTTATTCCAGGCTTTGCTTATGATGACACCTGCACAAAGGTAACCTGCACAACCAAGTCACCATTCTTAGTCGGTGGATACTATGAAAAGATGGAGAGAGATGATACTCCAAAAACGTTTGATGAAGATGAAAATGATAAGTTAGGGGCTGCTTGCTGATGTTAGAAGTTTGTCTTAGAAAATATGGTTTGTCTGATCCGTGGGATGTAGTTGATTTGTTTGAACGAACAATTGCAGATTACGCAGGAAGTAAGTATGCTGTAACCGTTGACAGTTGCACTAATGCGATGTTTCTGTGTTTAAAATATCTTAAGTTCGAGGATGAAATTACTATACCCGCGAGAACATATGTTTCTGTTCCATGCACGATCATCCACGCTGGTTGTCAGGTGAAGTTTGAAGATGCTGATTGGACGGGAGCATATCCACTCAAACCTACACCTGTTTACGATGGTGCTGTTCACATGTGTAGAGACATGTATAAATCCGACACGTTTCATTGTTTGTCATTCCATAGAAAGAAGCACATACCTATTGGAAAAGGTGGTATGATACTCACTGATAACAAGGAAGCGTACGAATGGTTTAAGGTTGCACGATATGAGGGAAGACACATGGACAGGTTCTATAAGGATGATGAGTTTGATGTCATCGGATGGAATATGTACATGACACCCGAACAAGCAGCAAAAGGACTGTTGCTCTTCCATGAAAAAATTAAAGATGTAAACCCCGACGTTGAAACTTCTGGAAACTACAATGATTTATCGAGATTTCCAATGTACGAGAAAGCGAATAGGTAAGTTATGCGAACAAAAATTATTGCCGAAATTGGTATCAATCACAATGGTTCTGTGGAAATCGCCAAGTCTCTCATCGACGTTGCGAGTGTTGCTGGATGTGATTATGTAAAGTTTCAAAAGAGAAATCCAGACGTATGTGTTCCCGAAGAACAAAAACATAAAATAAAAGAAACCCCGTGGGGTAAGATGTCATATCTCACTTATAAAAAGAGGACAGAGTTCAACAAAGAGCAGTATGTAGAATTATTCGATTACTGTAAGCATCGTGGAATTGAAATGTTTGCCTCTGTTTGGGATAGAGACTCGGTTGACTTCATGCGTCACTTTACAAAAGTCATGAAGATCCCATCTGCATTGATTACTGATTTAGACTTAGTGCAATATGCTCGCTTCCATGCAGATTTTTTGATGATATCTACTGGTATGAGTACCGAAGATGAAATTACTAGATGTGTAGAGGTTGGTAACCCAAGTTTGATTTTCCACACTAACTCATCATACCCCTCACCAGTAGAAGATTTAAATCTAAATTATATCGATCACTTGAAAAGAACCTATCCAGAGAAAGAGATAGGTTACAGCGGTCACGAGTTTGGTTTGGTCCCTAGTTATACCGCTGTTGTCAAAGGTGCAACGTGGATTGAAAGACACATTACACTCGACAGAACAATGTGGGGTTCTGATCAGATGGCATCTGTTGAACCGCACGGACTTATGAAGTTGGTAAAAGATATACGAAGCATTGAAGCATCATTGGGTCAGGGAGGACGTAGAGAAGTTTTTGAATCTGAGTTATCAAAAAGAAAATCATTAAGAGGTTAATATGAAAACAGTTGCATTGATACCCGCGAGGGGTGGTAGCAAAGGTGTTCAGGATAAAAACGTTAGACTTCTGAACGACGAACCTTTAATTTTTTATACGATTACAGCGGCTAAATACTCTAATGTAGATGAGGTTTGGGTAAGCACCGATAGTAGTGTGATTAAGTCCGCTGCGTTAAGAGCAGGAGCAAAGGTCATTGACCGACCGAAAGAACTAGCAGGAGATAAAAGTCGAAGCGAAGAGGCTTTACTTCACTTCTGCGATAATGTTGAGGTTGATCGTTTAGTGTTTATACAAGCAACATCACCCCTATTGCAACCAGATCACATAAATGGTGGTCTTGAAATGATGAATGAGTATGACTCTGTTTTTTCTGCTTTTAAAGAACATTGGTTGCCACGATGGACAATGGATGTAAAACCACAAAACTTTCATTCAGTAAACAGTCGTGGTATGAGACAAGACTATAAAGATGTATGGGTAGAGAACGGTGCTTTTTACATTACTAGTAAAGATCGACTGGTCGAGTACAAAAGTAGACTAAGTGGAAACATAGGTGTGTATGAAATGAAACCACACCAAAGTGTCCAGATTGATACCGAACATGACTTTGAATTTTGTGAGAAACTATTATGATATACTGCTTTGACTTAGACGGAACTCTATGCACCCAAAGGGATGGTGATTACGAAAATGCGAAACCTTTCATGGATCGTATTAAACATGTAAATAAATTACATAAGGCGGGTCACAAAATTATTATTGAAACTGCAAGGGGTAGTGGTAAAACAAAAGGTAAAGATTGGACTACCATTACTAACCTACAGTTGTTAGGATGGGGTCTTCTATTTGATGAGTTACGAACGGGTATAAAATTTAGTGCGGACGTTTATGTGGATGATCGCTCTATACACCCAGAACAGTTTTTTAACCCAGCGGTGAAACAATGATTTTAGTTTGCTTCGGTACACGACCTGAATACATAAAAATTAAACCATTACTCGATAAGTTTGATGGAGTAGTTGACTATAAAATTTTATTTACAGGTCAACATCAGGATCTTCTCGATGGTGTTCATGCGGATCAACAGTTAGAAATTACAGACGGTGCAAACCGTTTAGACAGCATCACAGCGTCCGTAATGAACTCTATTGACTTCGAGGGTATAGATCAAGTATTAGTGCAGGGTGATACGGGAACAGCATTTGCAATCGCGTTGAGTGCCTTCCATCATCGTGTACCGATCATACACCTTGAAGCAGGTATGAGAACTTTCGATAAAGACAATCCATATCCCGAAGAATTCTATAGACAAGCAATAACAAAGATTGCAGACATTCATCTTGCACCCAGTGATATCGAAAAGCAGAATTTGATTTACGAAAGATGCGTTCGTGGACCCGTTTTGACTTTTGAGAATAAAGGAGATCATAACATCCATGTTGTTGGCAATACAGTCTTAGACAATCTTCGAGATGTGCCTGTATCTTATAACAAAAGGGTATTGATAACTCTACACCGCAGAGAGAATCATCATTTGATTGCAGAGTATTTCAAAAGACTTTCGCAGATCGCTGAGGAGAACTCTGATTTAGAGTTTGTTATTCCTTTGCATCCTAATCCAAATGTACAAAAGCATAGAAATCTTTTAAGAAACATTAAAGTTATTGACCCCCTTCCATATGATGAAATGATTCAAGAAATCGCAAGATGTCGTTTTATAATTTCAGATAGTGGCGGTATACAAGAAGAGGCTTCTTTCTTACGTAAGAAGGTTATTGTGTGTAGAGAAAAGACTGAGCGAATATCAACAGTCGGACTGAATTGTTTCTTATGCTCTCACCCAGCGAAGTTGAGTGACATGGTAAGATCGTTCCGAGACAACTACATAGTGTATAGTGATTGTCCTTATGGTGATGGACATGCAAGTGAAAAGATATTGGAGATTTTAAAATGAAAGTTGAAAATAAAAATGCACATCGTGCTGCTGATAAAGAATATTTCTTTGCTACTCATGTAAGAGATGGTGATGGTAGTGGTGATGATGTCGTGATGCTTTTACTCACCGACAAAGAACTTGAACGTGCGTCTAAGCGTGCTGAAAAGAACAAAGAAGATTTACCAGAACATTTTGCAATTATTCAAGGCTCAAAAGAAACACCAAAACCAAAGAAGACCACTGGTGTCTTTGGTTGGTTGATGGGTGAATAATGAAACATATTGTCACAGGTGGAGCGGGATTCATCGGATCTCATATTGTTGATCAATTGGTGTCTGAAGGACACGAAGTGATTGTAATTGATGATGAGTCATCAGAGTCTCACGATCAGTTTTATTATAATGAGTCTGCAACTTATCGTAAGTATGATATTGCAGTTCATAAATATTGGTTCAATAAATTATTCGAGGGAGTTGATACGGTCTTTCACTGTGCAGCAGAATCTCGAATACAACCTGCTATAGAAAACCCCTTGAAGGCTGTTATGACTAATGCATACGGAACCTGTTCTGTACTGCAAGCAGCAAGAGAGGCTGGTGTACGTCGTGTAGTTTACTCTTCAACATCTTCTGCGTATGGGTTTAACGAAACACCAAACGTTGAAACACAACCAGATGATTGTCTCAATCCCTACTCTGTATCAAAAGTATCAGGTGAAAAACTCTGCAAGATGTATTCAGACTTATTTGGTCTTGAGACTGTGGTGTTTCGATACTTTAATGTTTATGGGGAAAGACAACCACTGCGAGGTCAGTACGCACCAGTGATCGGTAAATTTATAGAGCAGCACAAAAGAGGAGATCCCCTCACAATTGTTCCAGACGGAGAGCAGCGTAGGGACTTCACGCATGTGTCTGATATAGTGAGAGCGAACATATTAGCATCGACTGTGGAGTTAGAATCTTATGGTGGTGTGTTCAACTTGGGAACAGGAAAGAACTATTCGATAAACGAACTTGCTGCGATGATATCAGATAATATTAAAATGATTGATCCTAGACCAGGCGAGACTAGGATAAGTAAGGCAAACATAAACAAAAGCATGGAGACTTTAAACTGGACTCCAAATGTGAATCTTGAGGAATGGATCAAAAAGGCTATATCATGAAAATAGGTGTAATTGGAAATGGGTTTGTTGGTAACGCAGTTGCAAGTGGTTTTATCCCACTCAGAGAATCATTGCTCGGCAGTACATTATTAGAAGTCTTTGTTTATGACATAGATAAAAGCAAATCACCAAATACTCTTGAAGAAACTTTACAGTGTAATTTTGTCTTTGTGTGTTTACCAACACCAATGACTGATGCAGAGGGAGGAAGATGTAATCTTTCTTTGCTCGAAAAATTCTTTGATGATGTGTCAAAAGTTGAAACAGAAGCAGTCTTCATTATTAAGTCTACTGTTCCTGTAGGGACTACCGATAGAATGTGTGAACTTTACCCGCACATGAAGATTGCTCATAACCCAGAGTTTTTGACTGCTGCAAACGCAGTGCATGACTTTGTAAATGCAGACCGACACGTTGTGGGGGGAGAACCAGATGTTGTGAGTCATGTTGAAACATTGTATAAAACATACTTCCCCAACACAAAAATTTTCACCATGAAGTCAAAAGAATCTGAGTGTGTGAAATATTTTGCTAATTGTTTTCTCGCAGCAAAAGTTATGGTCTTCAACGAAATGAAAATGTTATGCAATAATATTGATGTTGATTATAATAAAATTCTAAGAGGTGTTGGTTCAGATCATAGGATTGGTCATAGTCATACCTTTGTGCCTGGTCCTGACGGTGACTATGGATTTGGTGGGACATGTTTTCCGAAGGATATCAATTCCCTTATAAATATAATGATCGACAATGATGTTGATCCTATCGTGCTGAAATCTGTTTGGGAACAGAATAAAAATTATAGAGAAAATTGGGACTGGTCAAATAATCAGTCTGCCGTTCTTAAACAAAGTGAAGAATATCGGGGTTAATATTATGAGTGAAATCGAAACTGTTGTGAAACCTGATGGTGTAACTGTAACACTGTGTATGATTGTAAAAGATGAAACACACATTATTAAAGAGTGTTTAGAATCAATGCTTCCATACATTGACCGCTATGATATTACAGACACGGGATCTACGGATGGTACTCCTGAATTTATCAAAGAGTTCATGGACGAACATGGTGTGCCTGGTGAAGTTTACTTATCTGACTGGAAAGGTTTTGGTAAATCAAGAACCGAAGCACTCGAAAACTGTCAAGGTCAAGCAAACTATGCATGGATGATTGACGCAGATGATAAGATTGATGGAACATTCGCCTATCCACCAGTGATGGATGCAGATGCGTACTCAATTCGTTTGGGTAGACCAGACTTCTCTTGGTATAGAAATCAAATTTTCAAAGTAGATGATCCCAGTAGAACATGGCATTATGTCGGTGTGCTGCATGAGTATGCTACGATGACTGATATTCCACCTCAAGAAATGAGGATTGTTAAGTGGGAAGGCAACTACTACGTAAATGCTCGAACACTTGGTGCGAGAAATGTTGGTATCGATCCCAAAGACAAATATTCTAGGGATGCGGAAATTTTAGATTCTGCATTGAATAATCCTGAAGACCCTAACTACGAACCAAACAATGTTAGATATCAGTTTTACCTTGCACAGTCATACTTCGATTCGCAACAGTGGGATAAATCACTCGAAGCGTATCAAAAGAGAGCAGACATGGGTGGTTGGGAAGAAGAGATATGGTTCTCTCTCTTTAGAGTAGCAATCATTCGAGGAATCAAGGGCGACATATGGCCTGTAATCAAAGAGTCATACCTAGAGGCGTATAACTACAGACCATCTCGTGCAGAACCTTTATATGAGATTAGTCGTGCTTATCGCTCTATGGATAAACCAAGACTCGCTTACATTTATGCAAAACTTGGTTGTGATATCCCATACCCAGAACAGGACATTTTGTTTATCGCACAGGATGTTTATGATTGGAAGATGCTTGATGAGTTTGGTTCTACTGCTTTCTATTCGGGTGATCTGGTGAATGGTCAAAAAGCATGTCAATATCTCGTCAGTAAGATGAATACCATCCCTGAATCTGAGCATGGTCGCATTCGTCAGAACAAAAATTCTTACGAGGAACAAATGCGAGGAATTCAACAACACAACCAGAGAATTATAGAAGAACGTCGTGAAGCAGAAAAACAGCAGAAAAAAGTAGAAAAAGAAGTAAAGAAATCGAAGCCTAAACTGTCAACTAAGATTGAATCCAGATCTGCTAAGAATAAAAAGAATAAATAAGATGGAGGTATCATGTCATATCAAAGTCTTAAATACAACATAGCAGCAAACAAGGATACAGACTGTACTCTGTATTTACGTTACCTCGATGAGAACGACACAGTGGTGGATCTCATCGGTGGTGGATACACAGCAGAAATGCAAGTGAGACGATTTGCTGATTCAGATACAAAACTATTACAGTTTATATCGACTAACGCAGGAACCGCAATCTTTGGTTCTGGTGGGGTAACAGCAGGTGTATCTGGTGGTAGTGGAGGCATACGATTAAACTCTACTTTCACGGGAGGTATCAACACTGGAATGTCTGGATCAACGGGAGGTGTCTTCATTTTTGCAGACGCATCTACGATGAGTAATGTACCAACAGGAAGACATTTCTATGAGGTTGATATCATTCAAGGTAGCAGTGTTCTTCGACTTATCGAAGGTCGTTTCGAAGTTGTCGGGAATGTAAACCGATGAAAGTAGAGATTCGTAAAGAAGAATTTGTTTTAGTGTCTGAACTCAAACGAATGAATGGATTAACTCCAGTGTTGGAGATTACTGTAAAACGTAAAATTAGTAATAACAGATATAGGATCTCATGATTGAACGGTTTTCTACATTCAAAACCCAAAACTTTAGAGATGGTAATGCGAACATAGTCTCAAACAATTATCCTTTGGGTACACGTTTTATAATTGTTAACGAACAATCTACGTTTGAACACGAAACAGAATTTACACTTACTGAATTAAGCGAAGATGCAGAAGTTATAAAATTTGGCAAGAGTGAGCATTCTTTGTCATTTGTTAATCTATTAAGTAATGTCGGAAAACAATACAAGGTGTATGGAAATGCGTCATTACTTAATAGTATGTTTGATGTTGTCGAAGAAAAGATTATCGAAGAAAAAACTATCGTACCTATTAAAGATGAAGTTAAAGTTGATGGTAAAAAAGGTGAACGTGGTCTTCGTGGTTTGATTGGTGAACAGGGTCCAGCAGGTTCGATAGGTATGGTCGGACCAAAGGGAGATCGTGGCGAACATGGTTTGCAAGGTATTCAGGGTGAACAAGGTACACAAGGTGAACGTGGACTCATCGGTGAGCAAGGTGAACAGGGTACACAAGGTATTCAAGGTGAGCGTGGAGAGCAGGGAGAAAAAGGTGACCTCGGTGAGCAAGGTATTCAAGGTTTCCGTGGTGAGCAAGGACCGAAAGGCGACCAAGGCGAAAAAGGAAATCGCGGAGAGCAAGGCATTCAAGGTGAAAGAGGTTTGCTTGGAGAACAGGGAAGACAAGGTATTCAAGGCGAACGTGGGACAGATGGTTTACAGGGGGTAAAAGGTGATCAAGGTGAACGAGGCGAACAAGGTCAAGTCGGTCCACAAGGTTTGCAGGGTCAACAAGGTCCGAAAGGTGACAGAGGAGAAAGAGGTAAAAAGGGAGACAAGGGAGAAAAAGGAGATCCCGCACCTCCATTCAAAATCCGTGAGGGTAATGGCTTAAAAATAAACGAACAAAGAAATGAATTATGGTTAGATCCTAAAACATTTCCTCCTGTTCCCATAGGTCAACTAGGTGGTGCTGTCATCGGTGGTGGTGGTAGTAATACAGGTGTAAAGCAAAACAATAAGAAGATTATGGATACAGCGAGATTTATAAACTTCGATAGCGGATTCACTGCTGAAAGAAGAGGTGGTGAAGGAAAAGGGACCGCTACAATTTCGATAAATAACATAGACGGTGGTACTTTCGTTTAAGGATAACATATGGCAACTCATATTCAAATTCATAGATCAGCAATAGCAGGAGCAACCCCAAGTGTCGAAACGATGCTAGAGGGTGAAGTTGCTGTCAATTTGACAGACAAGAAGTTATTCGTAAAAGGTGCAACGGGTGAACTTATAACTCTTGCGGAACCACAGACCCACGCAAATACAAACCACGTTACCTCGTTTAATGGACAAACTGGAGTTGTTACATTAAATGATTTTGTGACGACATTCAACGGATCTACTGGTGCGATTCAAGGAATGTCATCATTCAACGGACTAACTGGAGATGTTACATCGGGTATATCCTTTAGCATTCATGGTATCACATTCTCTGATAACACATTCCAGAGATCCGCATCACGAAATGGATTCAGATATGTGACAGGTTCAGAGTCTGACGCTGCTAGTACCGCTGGACGTTTAAATGTAAACATGGATATATTGGGTGAAATTGATCTCATACAGGCTAACACGACTGACCTCGATGGAAATAATCTCACACCATTGTATACTTTGGTCCAACAAAGAGGTGGAATCGTATCTGTATTCGATGGTGATTTTAGCAATAAGTTTATCGCTATAATAAACCCAGACCCAGATTTTGATGGATCTTTTAGTTCAGGTGAGAATGAAACAAGCACAACCTCGACTCTCTTCAAACACTCTACTTCATCTACTTCACCACCAAATGTATCTACGGGTGGAATTATAGACAATGGATCTACAGATCTTGCTGCAAGTTTTGATCGGGATGTATACGTTCAAATTATTCCAAACACAAATACATTTATTACAGAATTTAATGGATCGACTGGTGAGATCCTTGGTGAAGGTACATCAAATGCTAGAATTGGTATCGTAACTCATACATCACAATTCCCTGTGGGTGGACTGTCCGCAGACGGAATGATTGAAGTTTACAATTTTGGTATCTCTGGACCTAATGGCATTACATTCGACAATGGATTGAGATTAGACCCTGAAGGTGTTGGTCAATTAACTATCGTTCCAAAATCTGGTAATGCAACATTAGAGTTGGGATCTTCGACAGGATTCATACAATCTCTAAATCAAGAACCGTCTGTTAAGATCGAGTCTGGTAATAAAATAACTATAGGTGATCCAGAGGAAGCGAGTGCAGGAACAAAACTTATAGTTGATTCTAATACCGAGAAGGTTACAGTAGAAGCATCTGATGGACTTGAGGTAGATAGTCTAACTGGAATAATATCAAACAGTAATATTACTGTTGCGTCAAGCATTATCCATCAAGGTGACACCAATACATCGATTGAGTTTACTCCAGACACAATCAAAGTCGTTCAAGGTGGTGATCGACATCAACTCCAAAGACAAAAAGATACCGCTCAGTTTGCAATCGTTTCAAGCAGTGCGGTTGACTCAGGAAACACTCTTGGACATAAGGTTCAAGGACTGAAACATATTCCTTACGATGCTACGTTTACAAATGTATTTGTTCGTGGTTCAACACTCGGTGGTCTAGAACTCGCAATCAATAAAGCAGGTGGTGATCCGCTCGGACACGCAGCGAATGGTGCGACAGAATTAATCACCGCAAATATACCTATCGGTTCACAGGGTGTTTCGTTCAGCAGTGGTTTCACTGCGTCGGGTGTGTCTGCGAACGACTTTATTTACTTGAGAGTGAAAAGCAACAACGCTGGAGCGACAGCAATCCAAGCGTTAGTTACTTATACGAGGGACTGATATGGCACTAACTGATGTTTTTTATTCACCATCGGGAGCAGGTTCACAAGATGGATCAAACGCTGCGAACGCAAAAGCAGCGATCACGGGAACTTCGTGGACAACTGCTATCGAAGGGGAAACGCGACAAAATACTCGTTGGATTTTTCTTGCGGGAACTTATACTTGTAATGAGGAGTTAATCCCAACATCTACCAACCCGAACGCAGACAATCCACACTTCTGGGCGGGTGCAGATGCAGACGGTAATCTTCTTGAACCAAAGTGGTCTGACGATTCACAGGCACATCTTGACACCACCGACTATCCAAAGATTATCCGAACAAACAACGGTGGGATTTATCAAAGTGCAGGAACATCTACACTTTACAAATGTTTGTATTTTGAAAACACAAGTTCTAGTTTCAATCAGGGTGGTGTCCTCAACTCCACCTTCAGTGAAGCGATTCGACAATTATTCGTTGGTATTTTTATGCGTGCGCCTGCGAATGCAAGTGCGAGCAATAACAACTCAAGGGTTCACAACAACTTTGGTGCAAAAAGTATCATGTGTGAGTTTGTTCATCTCGGAACAAAGTTAGACACAATTGTTCAAAATGGTGGCACTAATCAAGGCTCTTTGTTCAACTGTCGCATTTATGGTGCAGGAACATCTGGTAGCGGAAACGGAAACGGTGTAAAATGCGATACCAGCACACCACAGATTATCAACTGTGTGTTTGACAATGTTCACGGTGACGGAATCTCTGACCAAGGAACATCAGAAAACAAAAATGGAAACTTTACTAACAATACGATAACACGATGCGGAGCGAATGGTATTGACTCCGCTGGTGCTGCACAAACTCAAGGTGGTGTTCAAATTGAAAATAATATTATTTTTGATGTTGGTGGACACGCAGTGGTCGCAAATGCAAATGATGACGATAGACTTCT